CTCCATGTGGAGCATGCTCGAGGGCACCGACAGCGCGACCTCTGCCGAGGTGCAGTCGGCGGCCAAGGGCGGCGTCCTGCTGATGACGACCGGCGACGCTGGCACCGGCTTCGCGGCCGACGCCTGCCAGATGGTCAACGGCCTGCACTGGTACGCCGAGAACGGCGGCCTCCGCATCCAGGCCCGCGTCAAGCTGTCGGCAATCACGACCTGCACCGCCTTCATCGGGTTCACCGATGTCGCCAGCCTTGAGCAGTCGATCCTCTACGCCACCGGCACGACCTACACCACGAACGCCTCCGATGCCTGCGGCTTCCTGTTCGACACCGTCTCGACGGCGGACAAGTGGTGTCTGACCGGCGTCGCCGCCGATGTCGACGCGACCATGGAGGAGCTGACCGTGGCTCCCGTCGCCGACACCTACGAGACGTTTGCGATTGAACTCTCGACTGCCGGCGCCGCGACGTTCTTCAGGAACGGCATCCAGGTCGGCAACGTGATGTCGGGCGCCGTCACCCCGACCGTGGCGCTGACGCCCACGATCTACGTCTCGAAGCTGTCGGTGGCGGCCTCGATGACCATGAGCATCGACTACATCAACTGCTCGATGCGCCGCGGCGTCGCGATCTAACGATGCTCGATAGCGCCGCCCCTTCCCTGCAAATCGAAGCAGTGCTGCAGGCATTGGGCGGCGCGTCTGAGGCCGTGAAGGCCGAGCTGAGCAGGAAGGCTCGCGCCACCCTTGAGAGGGAGAAAGTCTCGACGCTGTGGGTTCCTAACGTAGGCCCACAGACTGAGGCCTACTGGTGTCAGGCCGACGAGCTGTTTTACGGCGGCCAGGCTGGTGGCGGCAAATCCGCCCTGATGATTGGCCTGTCGCTGACATGCCACGAGCGCAGCCTGCTCTTGAGGCGCACGGCCAAGGAGGCCGAGGGATGGGTAGACGACTACGTCACCATCCTGGGCGACCGCGAGGGCTACAACGGGCAGACCAACACATGGCGCCGTGATGGCCGCATCATCGATCTGAGCGGATGCCAGCTCGAGGCCGACAAGCAGAAGTTCAAGGGGCGCCCGCACGACTTCATCGGGTTCGATGAGGTCGCTGACTTCAGTGAGACGCAATACACATTCATCATCGGGTGGAACCGATCAACCACGCCCGGCCAGCGTTGCCGCATCGTGGCGGCCGGCAATCCCCCGACCACGCCCGAAGGCCTCTGGGTCTTGCGCCGTTGGGGGGCCTGGCTCGACCCGAACCATCATAACCCTGCCCAGCCCGGCGAACTGCGCTGGTACACGACGGGCGAGGACGGGAAGGAACTCGAGGTCGATGGCGCCGGCCCGCACGACATCGGCGGCGAGCAGATCATGGCCCGCTCGCGGACCTTCATCCCGGCCAAATTAGCCGACAATCCGGATCTCGCCGCTTCAGGCTATGCAGCCACCCTGGCCGCTCTCCCCGAGGAACTGCGCGCCGCATACCGCGACGGCCGGTTCGACGTCTCCCTGCGTGACGGCGCCTTCCAGTGCATCCCGACATCGTGGGTCAGGGCCGCACAGGAGCGATGGACGCCGCACCCGCCGAACGGCACGCCCATGTGTTGCATCGGCGTGGACGTGGCGCAGGGCGGGCTGGACGAGACGGTTCTGGCGATACGCCACGACGGCTGGTTCGCTCCGCTGATCAGCGTGCCCGGCAAGCTGACGCCTGATGGCGCTACTGTCGCCGGCCTCGTGGTGAGCAAGCGCCGGGACGACGCCACCATCGTGATCGACATGGGCGGAGGATATGGCGGCGCCGCGCTTGAATGGCTCAAAGAGCAGGACATGCCCGTCATCGGGTACAAGGGCGCGGAGGCTGGTACTGGCCGCACCTCCGATCGGCAGCTTGCCTTCTCCAACCGCCGCAGCCGCGCCTACTGGCGCCTGCGCGAGGCGTTGGACCCCGGCCAGGTCAACGGCAGTCCAATCGCCCTACCTCCCGATCCCGGCCTCGTGGCGGATCTCACGGCGCCGACGTTCAAGGTCGGCCCCCACGGCATCCAGGTCGAGGCCAAGGAGAGCGTCGTCAAGCGGCTGGGCCGATCGCCTGACCGCGGCGACGCCGTCGTCATGGCCTGGGAGGCCGGTCTCAAGAACCAGAACGTGCTCGGCGGCTTCATCCGAGGCACGCACCGCGCCGCTCCCCAGGTCGTCATGGGCCGCGCCAACGCGCGCCGCACCACCCCTCAGAGCAGCAGCAGCGGAGGCGAGCATGGCTAAGAACGTGCGCGGCAAGGGCTGGCAGGAGCGGCGCAGCGCCAATGGAGAGCAGATGCTGGCGATCCTGCGAGAGTGCGCCACCAAGGGCCAGCCGTGCCCCGGCACTGGCGTGTTCATGCAGCGCCTGGACATCACTGACTTCATGGTCGTGACCCTGTTCGATGACCTCCGCAGGGCCGGCAAGATTGAATGGACGTCCGTATACAGCAGTGCCCACGGGCGCCGTCGCTTGGTTCGCCTAGTGAAGGAGGGCATCTCGACGGCGAAGCCCGACTACAGGCACCGGGCGTACACCAAGGCGCCGAGCGACCCGACCCTGCTCGATCGCGCCCGCGTCGCGCTGCAGAGGCGCGGCCACTACGTCTGGGACGCCCGCATCTCAGGTGGCCCCAAGGGCATGGTCAAGGTCGACCACCACATCATCACGCCCGCCGAAGTGATCGCGCTCGCGGGCCTGTCAATCGAGCGGAGAGTCTGATGGGTAGCATGGGCGGCGGCGGTGGTGGCGTTCAAGGCCCGCCTCCCGCGAAGGTCTACCAGAGCCTCGACCCGTATGCGGCGAACTACAAATCGCCAACCGGGCCGCAGCTTGCGCCAGGCCAGAGGGCCGCGGTGGAGGCCAAGTCCGCTGCAACGATGCTCGCGCCGATCAATCCGGATGACGAGGAAGAGCGTCGCCGCAGGCGGTCACTGATCCTTGGAGGCACCGACTACTGGGGTGGTGATGGCGGCAGTTCCGGCAGTTCCGGCTCTGCTGCTGACGCTGGTAGCGGCTCTGATGGCAACGGCGATTACTAGGAGGGCGTGATGGGATCAATGTTTGGAGGCGGGATGCCCAGCGCAGCCCCGATGCCGGCACCGCCGGCCCCGGCCGAAGTCGAGCCGCCCATCGTCATGCCAATCAAGGACGATGTGGTCGACAGGCAATACGAAATGAAGAAGATGGCGCGCGACCGCCGCGGCAAGACCAGCCGCTCGGCCACGATCATCGGCTCCAACGACACGCTGGGTGGATGACGTGACCCAGGAACTCGTCCACCACGTCCGCGAGCTGGGCGACAACCTGTTCGGTAAGCGTTCCGGCCTCCTGAGCCTATGGCAAGAAATAGCCGATAACTTTTTTCCCACCCGCGCGGACTTCACGCACACCCGGAACATCGGCGCCGAGATGGCGTCGAACCTGATGACGTCTGCCCCTGTGCTGGCGCATCGCAGCCTGGGCAATGCCTTCGGCGCGATGCTGCGGCCGACAGCGAAGGAGTGGTTCAAGCCGCGCTCGCAGCGTCCCGACAAGGAGGACACCGAGGCCAAGCAATACCTCGAGTGGCTGAAGAAGCTGCAGAAGAACGCGATGTACGACAGCAAGGCATCGCTGGCGCGGGCGACCAAGGAAGCCGACATGGACTTCGCCTGCTTCGGGCAGGCCGTCCTGCAGGCTGTGATGTACCGCCCGGCTGACGGCAGCACGCCGCATTTGCACCACCGCTGCCACCATCTGCGCGACGTGGCGTGGATGGAGAACGAACTCGACGTCATCGACACGGTGTTCCGGAAGTGGAGCCCGACCGCGATCACGCTGAAGAACCTGTTCCGCAAGACCGTGCATCCCAACGTCACCAAGCTGCTGGAGAAGACGCCCTACGCCGAGGTCAACTGCTGGCACGTCGTTGTGCCGAAGGCTTTGTATGAGACGTTCCCCGGCGCCAAGAAGTTCCGCCAGCCGTTCGTCTGCCTCTACATCGACTGCGACAACCAGCATCTGCTGGAAGAAGTTCCCATGTGGGTGAGCGGCTACATCATCCCGCGCTGGCAGACCGTCTCGGGATCGCAGTACGCGCACAGCCCCGCCACCGTTGCAGCCCTGCCTGATGCCAGGCTTCTTCAGTCGATCACGGGCGTCCTGCTGGAGAGCGGCGAGAAGGCCGTCAACCCGCCCATGGTGGCCGTCCAAGACGCCGTGCGCGGCGACATCCCGGTCTATGCCGGCGGCGTGACCTGGATCGACGCGGACTACGACGAGCGGACAGGCGAGGCCCTGCGGCCCATGTCGTCCGATCATAAAGGCTTGGGCTTCGGCCTCGACCTGATCCAAGACCTTCGCCACCAGCTTCAGGAGAGCTTCTTTCTGAACAAGTTGAACCTGCCGCCGTCTGGTGGTCCGGACATGACGGCCTACGAGGTCGGCCAGAGGGTGCAGGAGTTTATCCGCAACACCCTGCCGCTCTTTGAACCGATGGAGATGGAATACAACGCTCGGCTCTGCGAGACCGATCTGCAACTGCTCATGCGTGCGGACATGTCGATCGCGGCCCGTGCGCCGCAGTCGATGCGCGGCACCGAGATCGAGTTCTCCTTCGAGAGCCCGCTCAGAGAGGCGATCGACAAGGCCAAGGTCGGCCAGTTCCTCGAAGCCGGCCAGGTCATCACGCAGGCTATCCAGCTCGAGCCGGCCGCGGCGTTCATCGTTGATGGCGCCAAGGCAGTCCGCGACGTCCTGACGGCGGTGGTTCCCGCCGATTGGATGCGGACTGAGAGCGAGAGCGAGAACCTGCGCCGCAACGCCATCGCGGCCCAGCAGCAGCAGCAGGCGCTGGAGTTGATGCAAAAGGCGGGCGACGTCGCCAAGACGGCGTCTGAGGCCGCGGGCAACACCGCGCGCATGACGGGCCTGTCTGCGGAGATGGCGGCTTAATGGCGAAGCGCGTCAGCAAGCTGTTCGGGCAGAACGCCAACCCGTCCTATGCCTATCCGCACACGGTAGCAGACGCCGCTGCCGTGCAGGCCGTGTCGCATGGGACTGCCACGCCCGAGCAGCAGATCCGCGCCTACGCCTGGATCATCGAGCGGGCGGCCATGACCTACGATGAAACCTTTCATCCTGAGTCGGACAGGATGTCGACCTTCATGCAGGGGCGCCGCTTTGTCGGCCTCAAGCTGGTGCTGATGAGCAAGATCAACATCCAGCGCCTGAAGGAAAAAGAAGATCCGACGACCCCACCCTCTGAAAACGGAGATTGAAACCAAGCATGGCGATCGAGCCCACGGCGGCCCCGGCACCCCCGGCCACCCCGCCCGCAGCAGCCCCTACCGCAGCCCCTCAGGCGGCCCCTGCAAGCGCCCTCTCTGAAGGGGCACCATCGGCGCCCGCCGCGGCTCCCTCTGCACCAGCGCCCTCCGCAGCCGCTCCTGCAGGCGATGCGCAGGCCGCTCCTCCGGGTGAACCCGCCGCCACCGGACGATGGTCCGAGACCTGGCGCGCAGACATGGCCAAGGGCAACGAGAAAGCCCAGAAGGTTCTGGAACGCTACGCCTCGCCCGAGGCCGTTGCCGAAGCCCTCATGCACGCCCGAGACAAGATCGCATCCGGCCAGACGCGCCAGCTCCTCAAAGCCGACGCATCGCCGGAAGAGGTGGCAGAGTTCCGCGCGGCCAACGACATCCCCGCATCACCGGCAGAGTACGACACCGCACTGCCCGATGGGCTGGTGATCGGTGAGGCCGACAAGCCCCTGGTCGAAGGCTTCCTGAAGACGGCCCACGAGAAGAACTGGCCCAAGGGCACGGTGAAGGAAGGCCTCGCCTGGTACTACAGCGAGCAGAACCGGCAGGCCGAGGCGTGGCATGTCGCGGACGACGCCGGCAAGAAGGCGGTCGAGGCGGACCTCCGGCAGGAATACGGCG